CTGATACCCGCAAGCGGACTGGGTTAGTGCAAGTGCCCAAACCAACCCAGCCGCTGCGAATCGACGGTTCACTTCCCCGTAGAACCGAAGGCTTTGTCGTTTGGGTTTAACCAGCGCAGAATTACTGGTGCAACCGCTGCAACCCCTGCCATTGCTAGGGTTTTTGGATCAGTAACGCCTGCCATGTAAAGCGCAAGTGCTGCTGCCATGAATGAACGCGCCCATGACGCGATTAGGGCTTTGGCTTCGACCATTTTTTCACTTCCTTCTTTGATTTTTGTGCGGATTCGATTAACACCGGCACTTTTGGAAATTCGCCCTTGTATGGAACAAATTTTGGAATGCCAAAACCGACGATTTCCTTGCCTTCACCGTATGACCGAACCTTCACCATGACCATGCCGCCATTGCGCTGGTCGCCTGTCCCGCTGGTGTTGCCCTCGATCGTGACGCAAGTTTTTGAATCGATCAGTCCGACCACAATCCCAATGTGTGAAATGCGGTCAACGCCGTCATGTGGAAAGTCCATAAAAGCCAAATAACCCAATTGTGGCATGTTTGACCAACGTTGAATTTCCTTAAATTTGTGTGCGCCTTGCGCCGTGCCAACGACTGAATGAATCTTGACACCCGCTTGCGCTGCACACCAATTGACAAATGAACCGCACCACGGCAAACCGTCAGCCTTTGTAAATTTGCCATACTTTGTAAGGTTGTCGCCCTCTTCAATTGTGCCGACTTCAGCTGCTGCGACTTCGATCAACCGTGCGTTTGTGCCGTCAGGATAAGTCATTCTGCTATTTCCTCAACATAAACAATTGGCGGTGCAATGAATTTGCCGTCAACGTAAGTCCAACCAACACAAACTGTTTCCGGACATTCAATACCATTCTCAGGCAATTCATCCGCAACAATTACATTTACAATTTCATTATTTTCAATAATTGCGATTCTCATGCAAAGTACTCGATTCTGATTAATCCGTCTGCGCCGTTACCGCCGGATGTTGAAGTTGTTGAAGTGTGTGATGCTCCACCGCCACCACCGCAACCTGTATTAGCAACGGCGGCTGCTCCATTTGTTGCGCCTGTGGCTGTTACAAGTGCCCCCAATCCTGCAAAATAAGATGCGCCTGCAGAATTGCGAGTAATCGCGGTTGTCATAGCCATTCCGCCACTTCCGCCGGCACCATAACCATCAACGCCACCGGTGCCAAAACTGTTAAAACTTGTTGCAGCAGTTGTTACTGCGCTATTTGCCGGTGTACCTTCAGATCCATAATTTCGAGAATTTGTTGAATTTGGAGCTGCGCTTGCTGAAGTACCTGCACCACCACCACCTGGGCCAATTTTTTCGGCAGTTGTACCAGCAGAACCTTCACCGCCTGCGCCGGCTATTGTTCGTGAAGCCGTTGGAAGTGTCGCAGCGTCCGAGATACAAGCCCCGCCACCTTGTCCACCAAATGATCGAACCAAAGTTGTACCGCTGTACACGATCTCGGAATAGCCACCATTTCCGCCGACAGCTGCCGACGATCCAGTTCCTTTCGCGCCGATTGTAATTGTGTAAGATGCGCCCGGAATTGTTGTTAATTTAATTTTTTTAACGGCACCGCCACCACCACCGGAACCAGCTGCGTAAAAAGTTGCGCTAGACACTGATGTGCCACCACCACCGCCACCTGCGCCAACGACTAAAAATTCAGCAGAATAAACACCACTAGGACATGTCCATGTTCCAGAGGATGTAAAATCTACAACTCGATTTGTTGCTGCTGGGATTCTTGTAAATGCCATTAGACGATTTCCGATCCAAAAAGACTAAAAGTCAAATTTGCACTTGACGCATAAACGCGGACAACGTCAGCTGCGTCCATAGTCAAACCGAATGTGAACGCATTTAAACCATTTCCACCGCATGACAGGTCGTAGGCAATGTATTGTGAATTTGCCGTTGCTGCTCCATTTGGTGCAATTGTAATTCTAAACGTTGCGTCGGACGCTGATCTATTTGCCACAACTAATGTTGAAACAACCGTCATTGTTAAGGCTGGTACTGTGTAAAGAGTTGTTTCGGTTGTCGCCGCTGGTGCGGACTGTCCTAAAACTTTGTAGTTTGTTGCCATTATGCCCCCATAAGTAAAAACGGACTGATCATTGCTTCAACGATTAAAGCGTTTGCGTAGACTGTTGAATCAATTGCGTCGCCAAGATCGCGCATTGCTTCAGCACCGTTTTTGACGTAATCACTGTCATTTGGTGTTGGCCAGCCGTATTCGGGTGTAGTTGCCATTTTGTCTCCTTATTCGTACGCGAACCATTGTAGGGTCGGATCAACGTCTTCCCATTGAAGCAACGCCGAAACGTCCTGCCAGCGTGTTGGCGGTATTGACAGGCTTGAATCCGTCGTGTTTAAAGTCAAGGCTGCCTGATAGCGGTTCAGTGTTATTGTCCAGCCCTCGACAAAACCACGATACACCGTGTGCAAAATTGTCGTGGGTAGATCAAGAATTTCAATTGCTTTGCCCATGTAAATTGCTAGTAAATCGTCTAAATCAGCCGATGAAAGCGTTGGTGAATCTAAAGGAATTGTGAAGGTTGAAAGGTTTGTGTTTGGGTTAGCACGTAAACCAATGTATCGCTCAGCCTGATACTCCGCTTCAACGGCATTTTCTAATTCAGTTGAAATCGAAGCAGCCTGCAAACCAAATGCGGCTATCGAATTAGCGTCACTTGCTGATTTTGTTGCGTTGGCTTTATAGGACAACAAAATTGAATTTGTAATGTCATTTAATGAACGATCACTGGAAACACCTTGCCCTAAAATGTAGGACAAAGGTATTTCAAAATAGCCTGTGACACCGACTTCTAAAAATCGGTGTGATTCGTTGGCATAGCCCACTTTGCCGTCTGTTGTTTCGTAAAGATAACCCAACGCCATTTGAGCATAGTAAGCAGCTAAAGTGTATGCGTCAGTCGGTTGACCGGAAGCGCGGGCGGTAAATTCATAAACACCAGGCGTGTCAACTACGTCAATGACAACACCGGCTTCAGTCAAAATGCGGTCAATTCGATCGTCGTCGTATTCTTTCGGATAAGCACTTTCGCCCACGATTTTGCGTGCCATAAATGCAAACGGCGCAAGTGCAGTTAAAGTTTGCACGCCAACTTGTGACACGTTGCCAACGTTTGCCATTGTGTTTGAAATAGCACTGACCAAACCAGTGAAAATGGTGACGGGTGAACCTGTCGAATCCTCAACCGTGATGACCATTGTTTGATTTATTTCAAAATTGAAATTTGTATCATTTACATTAACAATTTGCACCGTGGCATAGCCTGAGCGGGCTTGCTCCCAAACGGTTGTTCGACCATAACTAATTCGCACACCCCATAGGCTTTTGTCCGTGTAATTAGTCCCATTGACGGTAACTGTTGCGTTTGGAATCCAACTCATTACAAAGCAACCAACAACGACGATCCAAGATTGCTAAACGTGCCACTGTTTGTTGCTTCGGCATTTAACACGTTGGCGATTGTGCGAGCCGTGCCAATGCTATCGATCGCACCCGTGACGTTTATGTTGTAAGTATTGCCGCTATCGCGCGCCTCAGCCATGCGGAATGAACCAGCATTGAACGAACCTGTTCCCACACTTGATGTTGCCGCCGTTGCGCTTGCAGCTACATTTGAAGCCATTGCGATTCCCGCAGTGCTTGGCGCACTAAAAATTGGCGTTGTTGTTGTGGGACTGCCAGTAGTAGTGCCAGTTGTTGAACCCGTGGAAAATGATTGACCGTTTGGCATTGTGCCAGAAAAACCAGCAGCACCGCTTGCGCCCGCTCCTGAAATGTCAACGTCACTGCGACCAACAAGGGCGGCTGCACCAGCCAAAATTGCTGCTGCAATGCCGACGGCTGCTAAACCTGCCAATGGATTGAGCGCAAAATAACCTGCAACACCAGCAATGATTGCTGACGCTTTGAGCGCGTTATAGGCGGTGATAATTGTTTTGATCAATGCAATTGTCGCACTAACTCCAGCAGCAATTTTTGAAACAACAAAAATAGTTGCGATCACCCCAGCAACAATTTTTAACTCATCTTTTAATTCAATTACTGTATTGATTACTTTGCGAACTTGTTGACCAAATTTGAATGCACCGTCGGTCGCGTCCCCGGTGGCTTCCTCTAAACTGCCTTGGCCAGTAAGTCCGTTGATGAATGATTCCAGATTTGGAACAACGGTAGTCAAAACATAATCCGACAATTCCTGAACAACTGGCAAAAGTGCCGCACCGATTGATTCTTTTGCTTCGTCAGTCGCAATTCTAATTCGCTCAAACTTAACCGCTGCGGTTTCGGCTGCGCCTTCTGCAAAAGTGCCGTATGTTGTTTCAAGTGACTTGATGATTGCTTCATTGTCTTTTGACTTCAAAAGGTTTTGGTCAAGTCCTAAGCCAAGTCTGCCAAGTGCAGCGGTGTTGCCGTCGTATGCACGTCCAAGCGCGTTGGCAATTGTTTCAACTGGCTTTGAAGTCGCAACGCTAAGGTCAAGTGCAAGATTCAATAGACGCTGGGCTTCCTCAGTGTCCTTTGTGCTTCGAACCAAACGACCGAATGCTGGACGCAATTCGTCGTCGGTAATACCCACGGCAATTGACGTTGCAGTTATGTAATCCTCAACCCTTGCAACCTGTGCGGTTGTGGCGTTGGTTGTCGCCTTAATTGTTTCGGCTAACTTCTCCTGTGCCAATGCGTCTTGCGCGGCTGCTTTTACCGCGTCAGCTGCGAATGCAAGTGCGGCAGTACCAGCAACCGCAAACGCCAATGCAGCCTTCTTGCCAAATTCTGTTGCCTTATCGCCAAACGTTTGAGTTTCCTTGCTTGCGGTATTTAAGCCCGCGACAAGGTCTTTTGTCTCAGCAAGAATCGATAATTTAAGGGTTCTTGAACCTGCCATTTAGTCGTACCTCTTAACTATCGTCGAAAATGCCTGTTCCCACTTTGTAATGATCTCAGGTTGCACTGATCTTAGCGTTGGGTAGATAAACCAACCGCGCGACCCGCGACCCTCACGCCCTGACCAAACTGGGAATTGCTTATAGCGATTTGAACCAAATTCTGAACCGCCCCACAATTGTTGCGTCGTACCGCCACCGCTTAACTTTTGCCCAGCAAAACCAAAACTGATTTCACCAATTTTTGACGACTTTGAAACCTTTGAACCTTCAGCGACTTTATTGTCCAAACGGTTACGGGTCAGATTACTGGCTGCGCTGACGATCTTGCCACGAACAAAATCGGCAAGCGCACTCGACGTTTGTTTCGCCTGTGAAATTGCTTCGTCGTCCATTGCCTTGAATGCCCGCGTGATTGAACGCAATTCGGCTTTGTCGTAAGTGATTGCCTCACTTGCCATTGTTGCGCCTCTCCATGATTTCAATGACTGTCAGAATGTCCTCAGCACTTTCGAAATCGTTTGGGTGTAGCCCTGTTGCTAAGGCTACCTCCCAAACTATTCGGCTTAGACTTCCGACGGGATAACTTTTGGGCTTGCTTCACCGACAACCACGTCAGCAATTGTTTCCGTCCAAACTTCAAGTGTTTTGATCGGCTTGCCAGCTGCTTCGCGCTTCATTGCGTAATACGCAAGAAAAACAAGATCGGAAATTCCGATTCGTTCCTGCGCCTGTGCAATGGTGTTGCCTGTGTGCTTTTCCCAACGAACCCACTCAGGGGGAGCGGCAACGTATGTCGCTTGCTCACCGCTGGTGAATTCGATCGTGATTGGTAGTTTCATTTTGTCTCCCGATTGTTTGTATTAGAACGCTTCGGCTGGTGTACCGATAACGGTGAACGATAGTGACACGGTTTGCGCGTCTGGTGCAGTACCGCCTGCGCTTGGAAACGCTGGCAAAATTTGGAATGTAAATGTTGCACCGCTTGTTGCAGTCAACACTGTTGAAATTCCTGTGTTTGGTGCTGATTCTGTTGCGTTCCATAGACCTTCGCATAATGAACCAGTTGCGCCCCAATCTGCAAGCATTTCAACGTCGAAAGAAAATTGATCGTCAATGTGTCGATAAACTTTTCCGTCCAATGTCTGATAAGTCTCGATTGTTGGGCTATTTGATAGGACTGCGCTTGTTGCCTGTGCGTCGTAAACATTGCCACCAATAGTAAAGGTGATGTCGCGCCCAGTAATTACCGTTGTTGGCATTTTTACTCCTTAGATTGTTTGGGTGTAATACGTTGAAACGTTAATGTCAGCGACGAGCATTGGTGATTGACCTACTTCAAGCACCGTTGGCTTTTCAACAACGCCAACAACGTATCCCGCTGGCATTGCAGCGAGAATTCCTATGATTAGTTTTTCCAGATTGTCCAGTGAACCTGCGTTGCTATTTGAAGCAACAATGGCAGTGATCGCAAAATTGATCTTGACTTTTGTTTGTGACTTGCCCAGCAAAACAACTTCCATGTACGGCGAATCAGGAACGACCACGATTGCGGGTGGAATCGGTGCTTCGGGCACGCTTGGGTAAATGTTTGCAGCAAGTGCGCTAAATGCGTTGGCTAAGGCTGCGCGTGTATCGGAAACGGCGTTGGCTGGCATTTATTGAACGACCGTCTCAACGTCTAAAAACGGCATAAGTAACGTGGACACGCGATTGGTCAAACTGCGTCCCATTCTGTACGGCGTCGAAGCAAAATCGACGCCCTCGATCTGTCCACCCGCTGCGACGCGTGATTGAAAAACTTCAACGCTGACTGCAAGCACGGCTGATTCAATTGGCGCACTGTTGGCATAGATTTCAGCTGCGGAATAGCCTGAAAGTGTTGCCGTGCCTGTTGGAATAATGTCACGCAATGTAACGTCCGCGCTGGTAATTGCTGCGGTGAAATGAAATTCTTTAACGTCAACGACTGTGACGGTTGCTGAAAATGGTGCGGGTAATCCAGTGACGACCACTGATTGACCAGCAACAAAATGATGTGCGCGTTGCGTGTAATACGTCGCGACGTTAGATTCTAGTTTGTAAGCGTTAATTGCTGAAGTGTTTGCAACCAGCATGGGCAAAATGACCGCTTCAGCGGTGTTGATAATTTCGTCTAAATAACTGTCTGGATAAAGTGAAACGGAAACGCCAAGCACGCTGCGCAATTGCGCCGTTGACACAATACTTGGCATTTCCGTTCCTCTCGACTGCTGCGCTACGTTCGGGAGTGACCGTAGCGCATGATTAGTTTGTTTTTGTTACGCCTTGTTATTCTTAAACGCGC